ATGTCTGATGCAAATTATGCAACTGAAATTTCTGGTGACGCTTATAGAACAAGAATATCCGTTTACGCTGCGGCTGGAACAACATCGTCATCACCACGACTTACTACATGGAACTCAAGTAGTGTTGTAGCAGACAGCGCCGATGTGAATGTGGTTTTCTTTCGCTAATCAAATTTAATTTTTAACTAAGGAGTAACTAAATGTCTGATAAGCGCATAATTTTTCCTACGGATGACGGCGGCGTGGCGGTCATTGTTCCTGCTGATTGTGGATTAACTATTGAGGAAATCGCTGCTAAAGACGTACCAGCAGGTAAGCCTTACAAGATCGTAGACGTAGCAGATATTCCTACCGACAGAACTTTTAGAGATGCTTGGGAGTATCAAGAATGATTACGATTAACTTTGACAAAGCTAAGGACATAACTAAGGATAGATTACGACAAGAACGTAAGCCTAAGTTAGAAGCATTAGACATTCAATACATGCAAGCACAGGAATCTGGTGCAGATACTACTGAAATAGTAATTAAGAAACAGCAACTTCGTGACGCACCTACACAGGTAGACGCTATGACTACTGTAGATGAACTAAAGGCTGCATCACTGCCAGATGTAGGAGTATAAATGGCAGAACGCGACCAAAGATTAGCTAGAGCAGGTGTCTCTGGGTACAACAAACCTAAACGTACTCCGAATCATCCTACAAAATCTCACGTAGTGGTTGCCAAAGAAGGTGATCAGGTAAAGACTATCCGATTTGGTCAACAAGGTGTCAAAGGCTCCCCGAAGAAATCTGGTGAGTCTTCTTCTTATCGTAAGCGTAGAGAGGCTTTTAAAGCTAGACATCAATCCAATATTAAGAAAGGTAAGATGTCCGCAGCTTACTGGGCAGATAAGGTGAAATGGTAATGAAAACATATTTAGATGTAGTAAATAACGTACTGAAGCGTTTAAGAGAACGCACAGTCTCAACAGTAAACGAATCAACTTACTCTACGCTTATTGCAACCTTAGTTAATGATGCTAAGGAAACAGTGGAAAACTCTTGGTCATGGTCTGGTCTTAGAAATACTCTTACTGCTACTACAGTAGCTGACACATTTAACTATGAGTTGAATGGTACGCTAAACAGACTAACAGTATTAGATGTAGTTAATGATACTGCTAACCATTTTATGCACTATAGAACTGCCCACGAGTTTAATAATTTTTTCCTTAATTCAGGAACAACAACTAAAGGTACACCACTTTATTACTCGTTCAATGGTATAAGTATAGATGGTGATACTCAAATAGATATATACCCAATACCAGATGGTGTTTATACGTTACGCTTCAACGTAGTGTTGCGTACAGATGATGTAACTGATGATTCTGATACGTTCTCTATCCCTACTAAACCTATTGAGTTATTAACTTATGCTATGGCTGTAGAAGAACGTGGTGAAGATGGTGGAATCAATCCAGTATCCGCTTACGCTAAAGCTAACAATGCCTTGCAGGATGCTATTAGTTTAGACGCTGCTAAACATCCAGAGGAGACAATCTGGTATGAAAGCTAGGACTGTATTAATTGAGAACTTACCTACAACTACAGGTACTTTATACACAGTACCACCTAATATTAGAGCAAAGTGGATACTAGCTTTCGTATCAAATGGCACAGGTTCTACAATTAGTAACATACATATAAATATTGAGAATGGTGTTACCATTACAGTATTAGGTTCAAAGTCATTAGGCTCTGGAGACTATGTACAATTAGAACAAAATGGTGGTTATGTAATGTTAGAATCCGGCTACAAGATTACAGGTAGCGCAAGTAGTACAGGTATATCATGTATCTTAACATTTGAAGAATTACCATTCCTAGTGAGTACAGCATAATGGCAAAACCTTTAGTAACAGCATCATTAGTAGCACCAGCTTTCTTAGGTTTGAACACCCAAGAATCAAGTGTTGCTAATGATCCTAGATTTGCTTTGGAAGCTAATAATTGCGTCATAGATGAGTTTGGTAGAATAGGTGCTAGAAAAGGTTGGATATATCGTACTACTAGTGGTGGCACAGGTACTAACCTTTTGGGTATGCATCCATTCATAGATGTTACTGATACTAAGACCATAATCTCATGGAATTCTACTGGTTTTTATAAAGGGTTTACTACACTTAGTTCCTTGTCTGTAACAACTACTGACACAATCAGTGCAGGTAATTGGCAGGCAGTAACATTAAACGATAGAGCTTACTTTTTTCAAGGTGGCTACAAGCCATTATACTATACTAACGAAACAACAGCAGATGAGTTTGAGGCTATAGAAAACCATGCTGATTATGATGGTACAGCACCAAAAGCTAATATATGTATGTCTGCATTTGGTAGGCTATGGGCTGCTGATACACCTACTAACAAGACCACAGTATACTTCTCAGACCTACTCAATGGAGCTAAGTGGGGTTCTGGCAGTGCAGGTAGCCTAAACGTAGCAGGTGTACTTCCTAAAGGCTCTGATGTAATTACAGGGCTTGCTGACCATAATGGATACTTAATTGTATTCTGTCGTAATAATATTATTATTTACGCTGATGAAGATAGCTTTCAAGCTAGTTTTGATGTCAACACTTTAACCTTATTGGAAGTTATTAGTGGCGTAGGTTGTATTGCTCGTGATTCAATACAGAGCTTAGGCAATGATATAGTGTTCCTATCTTCTACTGGCTTACGTTCTTTAGGTCGTGTTATACAGGAAAAGTCACAACCACTAAATGACATATCAAAGAATGTACGAGATACGTTCATGGACATTGTAAACAGGGAATCAAACTTTGACTTGATTAAGTCAGTATACTTTCCTGAAAGTGCTTTTTATCTAATTAGTTTACCTGAAGCACAGACACAATTTGTGTTTGATACTAGGGGTACGCTTGAAGACTCTTCACTTCGTGTAACGACATGGAATAACTTAGACCATACAGATTATGTTTATGACGCTAAAGCTAAGGCGTTATACTTAACACAGGCAAACGGTATAGCTGAATACACAGGTTACCAGGACAATGGTGTAGGCTATACTATATCGTACTTTACTAATCACTTTAATTTAGATACTCCTAATATAAATAAGATAATAAAGAAGTGTGGTATTACTGCTATTGGTAGTAGTGGTCAACCATTTAGTTTAAAAGTAGGTTATGATTATGAGACTTCTTATTATAGTTTTCCGTTTACCCTAAAAACACTAAATATAGCTGAGTACGGTATAGCAGAGTACGGTGATAACGCAGCAACTATAGCTGAGTACAATTTAGGTATATCACTTGACAGATTAGATTCACAAGTAGCTGGCTCAGGGGACATAGTACAGATTGGTATTGAAGCAAATATTGATGGCGCACCATTAAGTGTGCAAAAACTAGATGTTTATGCTAAACAAGGCAGGATAATTTAATGAGTAACTATTCTAAAACCACAGACTTTGCAGCTAAAGATGCACTAACTACTGGCAACGCTAATAAGATTGTCAAAGGTACAGAGATTGATGACGAGTTTGATGCAATACAAACTGCTGTAAACAGTAAAGCAGATAAAAACAACGCAGCTTTAACTGGCACACCAACTGCACCTACAGCATCCGTTGGTACAAACACAACACAAATAGCAACTACAGCATTTGTACAACAAGCCTCATTTGCACCATTAGCAAGTCCAGCATTAACAGGTACACCTACCGCACCTACAGCTAGTGCTGGAACTGATACTACGCAAATAGCAACTACTGCTTTTGTACAAGCAGCTCTTGAAGCTGTTTACCCAGTAGGTTCTATTTACGTTAATGCTACTAGTTCAACGAACCCTTCTTCATTGCTTGGTTTTGGTACTTGGACAGCATTTGGTACTGGTAGAGTAATGGTGGGTTACACTTCTGGTGATTCAGACTTTAACACACTTGAACAAACAGGTGGTGCTAAAACTCATACATTGACTATTGCTGAGATGCCATCACATAATCACTCATACACTTATACAAGTAGTTCTAATGTTAATATAGATGCTGGTGGTTCTTATAATAGTACTGCTTCTGGTACCACAGGCAATACAGGTGGTGGTGGTGCTCATAATAACTTACAACCATACATTGTAGTACGCATGTGGAAGCGCACAGCTTAATGAAGCAACCAGTAATATTACATAAAAGTTTTACTTTATATTTAGATGAATTTGAAGGGTTACAGTTTATACATTGTGATGTGTATAAATGGAATAAAACAACAAAGCAACAACTAAAGAAAGCACTAGATTTTATATTAGATAACTATACTGATGAAGTCTATGCATCACACGATATAGACGATAACAAACATAGGAAATTTTTAGAGATGTACGAATTTAAATATTATAGCACAGAACATTGCCTAGATGGTTTGTATCGTCAAGTATGGATTAAACAAAGAGGTAGTAAATAATGGGTAAACTAACCAAAACAATCTTTGGAGAAAAGCCTAAATCACCTAAGCCAATGGGTGGCGCACAATTTCAACCTTTTACTTATAAAAGTATGGCTGGTACAGCTACTGGTAAGAGAGATGATGATAAGTTTACATTTGCTCAAACCCTAAGCCCAGAGTTACAGGAACTTTATGGGGCAAGTTTGGCTCAGGCGCAGCCTTTTTTATCGCAGTATTTACAGCAAGCACAAGCACCAGTAGAAGGCTTTTCATTTACTGCTGATCCTAGAGCAAGAGAGGCTGAGATATTCAGACAACAAGCTGATCTATTAAGACCAGAATTATTAAGACAACAAATAGGTGCACAAGAACGTATGTTTGGTTCTGGTCGTTTAGGTCTTAAATTATCTGGGGAATCAGTTGGAGCAGGAGCTGGTGCAGGTATGGTTAATCCTGACGCATACTTCTTAGATTTAGCACAATCAAGAGCTATTGCAGAGCTAGGGCCACTGTCTAGACAGATGGCGCAAGAGGAGCAACAACAAGCATTCTCGCAAGCACAAGGAGCATATCAACTAAACCAAGCAGCACAGCAACAACGGTTAGCTAACTTATTAGCTGGATATCAAGGATCATTTGGAACAGCTCAGAACATACTTGGTATGGAACAAGGACTTATAGGGCAAGCCGCTGGTCTTGAAGAAGCCCGTGCTAGAGCAATGGCTGGTTCTGCTGCTGCTGGACAAGCACTAGCACCTGTAGGTGGTAGTGGTGGATTGCTTGGAGCTGTAGCAACTGGTTTTGGTATGTCAATCGGTAACCCTGCTGGAACTGCTATGAGTAATGCAGTTGGTGGTTGGCTTAAAGGCTCTGGTGGTGGAACTACAGGTACAGGTTAAATTACTTGATAATGGAAGGGAGTATTAATAATGGCAGGCATGATTAAAAGCATCTTCGGTTTGACACCAAGAGAAGTAAGAGAAAAGCAGATAAAGCAAGAGCTAGAGTTAGCTGCTCAACTTCAAGAACAAAACACAAGCCCATTTGCTGCAACATTTGGTGTTTCATTTGGTGCAGGGCTTGGTCGTGGTTTAATGAGTCATCTTGGTTATGAAGACCAAGATATGAAAGAAGCCCGTCAAGTAGAAGAATTACAACAGTATATGTCTAGTTTAGATTTGACTTCTGAGCAGGGTAATCTGGAACTTGCTGATGTGTATCGTCATTTTGGTTACTTTGATGAGGCTACTAAGCATATAGAAAGAGCAGAAGAAATATCAAAATCTAACCGAAAACTTTCTGAAGTTAATGAGCCAACTAAAAATCAGATTAAAATAGTAGAATCTTATCTTAAAAGTAGATTTGTTGCTCCAAAAGGTGAGGGCGGGTTTTTATTTTTTGGTGGAGCTGATGGTGTAGATAAAGATCTTCTCACAGAAATGGCAACAAATATTGCTTTTGAAGTGGAACAAAGAAAAGCAGATGCCAGAGTAGCAGGTATAACTGATTTAAAACAGACTGATTTCTTAACAGCAGCTATTAATAAATTTACAAGCCCATATTCAAAAGACGGAAGCACAAACGTCAATCAGATGTACGATTTTAAAATAGATGAAAATGGTAGGTGGACAAAATTTAAAGGTTATAAACAAGGCGTTGATAACCCATTTTATAATGAGAGGTTAGCTGAACAAAAAGCAATTGACGAACAAACAAGAGATGCACAGAGAGAAGTTATAGATCAAAGTATTGAAGAAACATATGGCAACTAGTAGAGAAGAAGCCCTTAAATGGTTGAATGAAGGGCGAGAGTACAGTAGTATA